GCGCAGCTCCTGCACCAGCTTGTCGGGCAGCGCCAGCAGTTCCGTTTGAAATGCGCCGACCATCTGGCCGAACGCCTGTTCCAGCTGCGCGACGTTCACGAGCTGGCCTTTCTTCTCGGCCAGCGTCAGCAGCTTGATCTCGCGATCGACGCGCTCTGTCATCGCACGCTCGGCAACGAGATCGACTCCTGTCTCACTCGCGCGACCGGCGGCAGACTCTCTAAGGTGCCGGATATACGTAACCCGGATCTCGTCAAGAGACGCCGTCCGATAATCGATATTGAGACGATCGACCAGACGCGACACCGTCGACCGCTCCAGGTCGAGGTGGTCAGCAATTTGCTGCTGAGTCAGCATGTGAATGTGCCCCCCTATGGAAGTTCGACAGTAGAGAAAAAACGCGGGTGTGAGCCCCCGCGCAACTGGAACACTAGAGGGTCCCCGAAGCTTTCATTTCGCAGGCGCCGCGCCTCACGATGGCTCAATGTCAAACCACAACTCCTGACTGAATTCGTGCCTTGTTTAATCCGGTTGCTCCTCATAATATTCACCGTACAGTTCTTGCCAAATAGCAACGCAAATCATCTGACAAAAATCGGGGAACGTTGTGAAGAACAGAACGCGCGTATCTGCATTAATGGTCGTGTCCGCGACTCTAACGAGCTGCTCCACCCAGCCCCCACTAGAGCAAACCGACTTGCCAAAGGCATGGGCCCAGAGGTTGGCACCTTACGACCTCGTCACAATCTTTCCGCCACGTGCAAATGTCGAACCGGGTGATCTCTACATCGTGTGCTCAGAGCCAATACATCCGAAGAGAGACTCAAAAAATGAGTCGAAAAATGACTCTGACAATGACTCGGATCAGAATTCGAACGGGTTCCAGCCAATCTTCGTGACACCGCTCGAAGGATTTCATGAGCGAATTGCAAGCTTCTTTAAAAAACGGTGGCAGCTTCCATCCGAGAAGACCGCCTCGAAAAGCACCATCATCGATGTTCCAGAATCGGCCAAGGGCATAACAACTCCAACAAAGTGGACACATCTTGCCCTTGTGAGCTTCCCGGAGATTTTTCAAGTTGTGGGATACACCGCATCTGGGGGGGTATCCGCTCCTACCGGCTCATCGATACTCGGATTGGGTGGCCAACGAAAGAAACTGCAGACTTACGTCCTTTCGATGCCCGCTGCTGAATGGGCCGGCCTTCCGTGGATTCAGGCACGACAGCAAGCGAACATCGGACTCGACAAGCTTGGAGACGACAATCGCAAAACGATCGTCCGTCTGTACCAAAGCGTCAAGGAAAAGCACAAGGACACCTGCAAGCAAGCAGACATTGCTGTCATTCAAGAGGTTTACTACACACGGCACATGACACTCTCGTTCGGCACCGACAAGTCTTCCGCGATTAACGCACAAGCGCGCCTCTACGTAAATCCGAACCAAGCAAGGTACAACGTGCAACAAGCGGCGTCGCAAACGGCCGTCGCCAATCCACCGGCAGCCGCATCGGACTCAAGCAATGCTCATGTGAATGACGCGAACAAAGATTTGGTAGCTGCTCAAACCGCAGCGAATGCGGCTGTCAACGTGGGGCTTCCTGGTGCAGTTTTTACTTCGGCATCTGTCGCAGATGATGGGCTTTCATTCGACTATTATTTCGCAGCACCTGTCGCTGTCGGGGCAAAGATCCTTGACGTTTCAATTGACCCACCCAGGTCCGACGAAAAAGTTTCGCCGCCCACCCTAACGAATAATGAGAATCCCGCGCCGCGGACGACGCCACCTCAAGGAAAGAATCCCGTACGAGCCGGCTCCAAAACCCCTCCTCGCGGCAAAGGAACTCAACATCCCCACGACAGTGATCCAATGAATGTAGGCGAAACCACGCCCCCACAAGGCAACTCAAAGATCATTCTGGACCACTATACGACTCTTTCCGTTTCTATACCGGGCGCGGCCTTATCCGCAAGCGCACCACAAGCTCAAGATAGATAGCGAGCAGGCAACTGACGAAGCGTGGATACTGGCATCATTGAAATGATGCCGCGACAACATAGCGAACGTCACTGGCCGGCGCATCAAAATGAAAATCCCTGAGGGCTTTCGCACTCAGGGCTTCGATATTCATTTCATAAGGGCGAACGCCCTCCCAACAGATCCCGACAGACAGCGATTGCACGTTGACGGTCACTGCAGCGTGCGTGATTGGGACAAATCTCCCGGGCCGAATGGTGCATTCCCCCATTCGAGGTCCGCGCTTACCCTTAGTCTGGTCAAACCCACCGCCAGCCGGGTTTGCAATCGCCCAGATGTCGCCGCGCGCATAAGCCTCGCGACACCTGATTAACGACCACAGGTCGTGCATTCTCCAGGAGAGCGACATGCCTCAACAGCACATCTACCCCGAAGGAAAACTCCCATTCAACTTCGACGATCATCCTCTTGTCGAAATAAAAAACGGCGGCCCGGACGACGTTGAGGTTTATATCGAATACAACCGGGGAACCAACGATGCCGAACTTTGGGTCTCCGCGATCCTGGACGGCAACACGAACAACGTACCGCACACGATCCGCCTGAGTGCTGGAGAGAAATGCAGCGTCTCAAAGCTCGATCTGGTAACCACGCGCGTGGAGATCCGTGTACATGGCAATCAGAACGGTGTCAGCGTGGTGTACGACTAATTCGCCGTCGGTGCTGCACTCGACCATCTGGCGCGTCCCGCACTACGCGTCCGGATGAATTCGCTACCGAGGTTCAACCATCAACATCAATATGCAAAAAGCCCTGAGAGCTTTTGCACTCAGGGCTTCAGAATCCATTTCGTAGGGACGAACGCCCCCACACGACCTAACGGGCTCCACTATGTGTTCTTATGTCCCGAGAGGTTTGCACGACTAACGCGCGGTGCCAGCGAATATCCAGTACAGCGGTAAAGGATGTTCGAAGTTTACGCGATCCGCTCTTGGAATGGAAGACGTTTCATTCTCGCAATTGGCGACGCATTGTGTCGGACACCGCTCCATTCACGTGATCGAGCATCGCGTGCATGTCATGGAAGCGGCGCGACCAGTGGCGACGGTATTCATCGAGCGGCACACCGATCGCCAGCGCGCGCGCTGCTTCGTCGATTGGGCGCTTGCCGGAGCCAGCGCAATCCGGGCAAATGTAGCGACCGTCTCGTCGCACGATGCCGCGCCCTTCGCAGCGCGCGCACTGATCGTTGATCCACTCGTCCAGCACGCGCAGTGCGAAGCGCTCGACGATATCTGCCTTTGCACGCTCGACTTCATGTCCGGCACGCTGATCGCGTCGCTCGTCGCGCTTCAGGCCCGTGAAGCGACTGCGCTTGAAACGGCCCGACAAACGGATCATCTGCGCAAACAGCAACGTCGCTTTTCGGATCGTCTCTGGCTTCGTCTCTTGCCCTGCCTTGATCCGGACCAGCAAGCGACCGAGATCGTTAGCAAAGGCGAGTGCGCCCAAAGTAACTTTAGGATCGGCAATCGGGTCGGTGAACTGACCACGAACGCTCATTGCGATGCCTGCCCGCTCCATCAAATCGATCATCATCCTCTCCTTATCGTCCTAATGTCTCAATGTCCCAAGGGAAAGGGCTTGCAGGGGTGCGCGCCTGCGACATGCGCGACATGCGCCGCTCACGTCGCGCATGTCGCGCCCCTGCACCCGCGCCCGAGACCGCGCCTTGGGACATTGGGACATGGGACGTCCGCAGCGCGCCAAGACGGGGCCAGTGGCGCGCTTGCCGTGCAGGCACAGCGCGCCGCGCAATCACAACGGACTGTCGTCATCACCCGCTGCGACCAGTTCGCGCTCGGCTTCCGGCTCTTGCTCTTCGCGCACGTAGTACCAGCCACGCGATCCTGTCGACTCGCGCTTGCGCACCCAACCGAGCGACTTCAGCGCCTTGCCGATGCGGCGCTGCTCCGGTAGCGTCCATTTCGACGTGTCGAGCTTCAGGACGTCGGCGAGGATCTCTTCCATCGTCGTGCGGGGCACGTATTCCAGAGCCTTGGCGATCTTGTCCTCGTACACGTCGCCCTCGTAGCGCTCTGCCTGCTCGATCTCGAACAGCGGCCGTTCCTGCTCGGTCACGTGCCACACGACGCCCGAGCGGTACAGGTGAACGGCTTCGGCCCATAGTTGGTCACGGACGGCCACGATGCCGTCAATGTCGACCAGACCTCCGACACGCAGCGGCCAGTAACGCCGGTTGCCGGATTCGTCTTTCAGGTACGTGTCGAAGTTGACCGAGCCGGCGAACACACACTGGCGTGGCACGTCCGTCGCCCGCTTGCCGTAGAAGTTGCGAAACCGGTCGACGGCCGTCGCGAAAAAGCTCTTCACCGCCGACGAGTCGGCCTTGTTCAGCGAATCCAGTTCGGCCAGCTCGATCACCCACTTGCCCGCCAGAACAGCGTACGTATCCTTGTTGCCGATCTGGATCGGCGTGTCGGTGAACCACGGCGCACCCGCCAGCACCTTCAGTGCGGTCGATTTGCGGTGCCCCTGCTTGCCTTCGAGGATCAGCACGTTGTCGACCTTGCAACCGGGCTCCATCACGCGTGCGACGGCCGCGATCATCCACTTCATGAAGGCGAGCTGTACATACTCGCTGTCGGCCACTCTCAGGCACGTCGACGGCATCGACCGCACACGCGGCACGCCGTCCCATTTGAGCCCTTCGAGGTATTCGCGTACATCGTGGAAGTGGGTCGCGTCTGCTACCAGCAGCACCGCGTTCATCACGATGTCGGTGCGCACCGACAGGCCATACCGCTGCGACAACCACAACGCGCAGCGTTGATCGTCCATGTCCGTCCATTCGCCCGTCACGCCCTGCGGGAACGGCGGCGCCTTGCGCTTCATGACGCGCCCGCCGAAGTCGTCCTGCTCGATCACGCCCTTCCACGCCTTGTGGTTCGACAGGATCATGTGCACATTGCCGAGCGTCGGCAGAAGCGTACCCTTATCGGAGCGCGCGAGATCCTGCTCCCACGTATGAACGCCGTTCTCCGCTTCGCGGCCATCCCATTCGGGCTGTTCTGCGGCAGCGGACGTCGCGTGCGGTTGCGTTTGTGGCGTGTCTACGGACGACGGTGCCACCGTCGCCGGCCGGATGTCTTCGTTCGCTGGCGCGATGACGCGCAAGATTGCCGCTTGCATCTGCCCGGCGACGGATTCGAGACCGTCCTCGACATGCAGGTCGTTGAAGTCCGTCAGCTTGCGCTCGCCACGATTGGCGAATACCGGATAGACGACGCTGACGTCGTCGACCTCGGCTGCCGCCTCGTACGCACGTTTAAGGCCGGTGTTCTCGAAACGCTTGCGGCGCACCGGCATCACATCATTGCCGTAGCTCACTTCGACGAAGGGCACTCCGTTGTCGTCACGTCGACGTGCTGCCGCGACCATGTACCACGTATTCTTCGCCTCGATCCGAACCGGCTCCGCACCGAATACCAGCTCGCCACGGAAGCCGAACTCGTCGGCCAGCCACTCGCGCATGCGTTGCTCGATCTTCCAGTCATCATCTGCGCAGATCAACACGTGCACTTCCGGGTGCGTTGCACGCAAGCGGCGCACGGTCGGCAGGATGCCGCCTGCGTCGAAGCAGACGTCGACGGCGAAGGCACGGTCCAGCGCCATTCGGATCGAGCGGGCGGTCGCGTAGCCTTCGGCGACCAAGACGATCTGATCGTCAGCACCCACCACGCCGAGCAAGCACGATGCGCCCTTCTTCTCCATGCCCTTGTTGAAGCGCTTCGCGCCGTCCGGCGTGATCTTCTGCAGGCCGACGAGACGAGCCTCGTCGCCGTACTGGTACATCGGCACGAACATCGTGCCGTCGGTATCAAAGCGCACGCCTTCGGCCATGATCTGCTTTCGCTCCAGGTACGCGGACGTGCCCTGTTCAGACGCCCGGTTCCACTGATCACGCGCACGGTTTGCGGCGAGCTTCGCCTGCCGGGCGTCGCGTTCAGCCTGCTCGCGTTCGGCCGCTTCCTGACGGCGACGCGTCTCGGCGAGCACTTCCTCGCTCAGTGGTGCACCGCTCCATTCGAATCGCTCGGTGCCCGGATCGTCGCCCGAGAAATGACCGAACGTACCGCCATAGCCGATTACAGCGCCCTTGCTGACAACCTCTCGAAGCTGATACCAGTATTTCTTGCGTGGCCCGTACCGGTGATGCTTACCGTCCGCGACGGGATGCCCGGCGGGCAGGTCGGGATGTCCGGCCGCACGCAATTGCTGAATGATCTGGTCCAGTGTCGCCATACAAAAATTCCCTCGATCAAAGTTACTTTGGCCGCGCCTCGCGGCCAGATCACAATCCGTTGAGCAGCACCCGTTAGCTCGCACGCCGAGCCGCATCCAGCTCGGCAAGGCGACGGTCGCGTGCGACCTTGTGAGAGAAGCTGCGCCACGCTGCCAGTCCGGCTGCATAGCACTGCCGCCCACTCGGCGACCGGCTGTACTGCGATGCGCCGCGTCGCAATGCGCTACTGTTTCCGTTCACGTTCACGGGGGTCTCCTGTTATTTGCCGCGTAGTCGACGCCATTCCGCCGACATGAGATCGTCGAACGCGGCTAGGTCCAGCGCGCAGAGACGATCGGTAAGCTGATTGCGAAACGCGTGCCGTTCCGCCTTGGTTGCGAGCGCGGCGCATGCGCGCGCAGCTCGGTCGACGAACGGACGCACCTGCCCCGCTGCGCACGCTTCCGCAAGAATCGGAGCGAGACGATCGGGGAAGGTAGAGATCAGTTCTGAGAGCAGGCGCCCTGCTTCATCAGGGGCGCACTCAAAATTGGATGCAAGCTTCGTGATAGCGCACGCCAGCTGCTGCCGAATTGAGCAGCAGAGATCGATCCGTTCACGCTCAGGCCGACAGCACCCCATGCCGTGCTTGAATCGCTCCATGTCAGCGATTCCGACGTTTTGCAGCGAGGTTGCGGGCCGCGTGGATCAACCTCTGGAACAGGCGCTGTCCCTTTCGCCCCGTCGCGATGATTTGCTCGGCCTCCCGGTCATCGATCCGTTGATCTTCGAGAGCGCGGGTCACGTCGTCGGCAACGCGGCCGACGTGCGCCTGTAAGTGCAGCGTCGTCGAGACGAGATGCATCGTGCCCGGCTCGAGCGCCTCATCAGCTCCGTGATCGCCGACATGCTCGGCAACCAAACCGAAACGCGCATTCAGTGCGTGCAGCGCGTCGAGCGCATGCGCGCTGCCTTCGGTCTTTTCCTGCATCCACTCGACCAGTAGCTCGAACATTTCCATCGACAAACGACTGTCGCCGACTCCGCGCAGGCGCAGACGCAGAGACTCCGTCGTGACGTTCTTGCCGCGTCGCACGGTCAGATAGTTGGCGGCATCGGCGACTCCGCCCGGCGTGTTGCGAACGGATGTGTACAGCACGTCCAGCCATTCGGTGCTGTCGTATCGGCAAGTCATGCGCAGCCCGTGCGAATTAGTTTCGTGAGAAATGGGAATGGCGAGCGTGCGAGAATCGCATTCACACCTTCCTTAGCCATCGCTTGTTTTTCACCATGGACACAACTACCGTCGCCGCGCTCTCGAGCACGATTGGCGTGATCATCGGCGCTGTTTGCGGTGCGCTCACGACGTTGGTCACTACTCGGCAGACCATTCGACAGAGACAGAGAGAGCACCTTGTCGAGCGAGCGTATGACGCTGCGCGAGCGGAGCATCTCGCGCACCTTGAGATCGCGAAGATCGAGGGACAACGCGGCGCCAACCGACCGATAGCGGCGTTTAGTCGCTACTTGGTTTACCACCTTGTCCTGCTCGACCGTCTCGTAGACCTCAAGAAGGTGAATGAGCTTGATGCGAGCGCCATTGCGTGTGCGCTTGACGATGCAGCGCGTCTTTCGCGCACTGACCGCAAGGGAGACATCCAAGCCAGGGCCAAGGGCGAAACCTGAGAATCGCTCTTCCGGGGCGCACGGGCTGAGGTGCGCATCCAGCCATTCAGTGCTGTCGTATCGGCAAGTCATAGTCGGAATATTTGAGAGAGGCCGCGTTTCATGCTGTCGCCTCACCAAATCGGCCGCTACGATGCGAGGCCAGTTGGATGGGCAGTTCAACGCGTCGGATCTTGAGGAATTGCTACTACGGAGTTCGCCATGAACAGATCGGGGTGCTCCACCTTCACCGCCGCCGGGATGCCACGCACAAGCCAATTGCAAACCCGCTGCGTCCCGCCAAGTTGCTTTTCGTAGCCAAGCAATTCGGCGACCCTCGCGGGTCCGCCAAGTCGTTCGATCGTCCGCCGATCCGATTGGATGTGAGCTGATTTGTCCATGGGACAATATTAAACACTATGTTTATACAAGAAGCAAACACAGCGTTTAACAACAAGACGTTTACTTCAACGACCATTGGCCCCATGCGAGCCATACATGAAACAGCGCAGCGCCTTTACATTGCGGCGCGAGAACTTCGGGACGTTGACGGTCCCGCAAATGTCGCGCGCTTGCTGAATGAGTCCCCTCAGCTTCTGAACAATTGGGAGCGCCGAGGTATGTCCGCAGCCGGCATCATCAAAGCCGCAGCCGCAATTGGATGCAGGGCGGAATGGCTCAGGTCTGGCATCGGTGAAATGGCCGACACCGGTGCGGCGAGAGAGACATTACGAGACAGTAAGGTTTCCGGCGATCTAACAACGAGCCGGAAATCGAAGCCGCTGCCAACAGACAACCTCGACATCATCGAACGCACACGGTCGTTCAATTCCGCCCTGACCAAAGCAGCGGAACAGCACCTCGTCACCCCTCAACTGATGCAAGCGCTGGAAGGCATGCTAGAGGCCGGAATTGCAAGCTCCAACGCAGCGGCGTTTGCAAAACGCTCACGTGCCGCCATTCGCGCGGCCGTGCAGCCCGAGGGCCAGGCTGAAAATGAAGGACAGAAACGGGGATCAACGCGATAACGTCATCGACTTTGCTACGTACCGGATAGCTCGCCAGCAGCGCCTCCGAATCGATCCAGACGAATCGGAATTCGTAACAGAAATTCACTTTTCAATCACTCGCGGGGGCGACATCGTGACGTCCCCGCCGCGCTTCGCCGACAACCATCTTCTCGCAGTGCTTTCGTGGTGCCAGAACCTATCGGCACTGGTCTTAGATTCCTATCTAGACGCCACCGCTTGACCTAACCACACGTTTATATCCGCCCCTCACGCGAACTTGACGCGAGGGCACAGGCACGCCCACAAATTAAACGCCATGTTTGCTTTAAGACTAAACATCGTGTTTAATCCGTTTGCTGCGTCAGGTGACGCGTAACGGAGAACCTGCATGAAATTTGTCGATCAGCATTCCGCCACACGTAAGGAATGGCTCCGCGACGAGCAGACGCCCCGCGTCACGCCGTCCGAGCCTGCCCGCCAAAGCAACTTTGAGAAGTCGAAAGTCTTCCGCTGGACGGTCGTCGCCGCATTGTTGTTTGTCGTCGTAAATGTGTTCCAGGACGACCCTGTCGTCGCACCGACCACCGCCTATCACGTCACCGTCTAAACCACCCCGATCCTGCCGGGGCGAACGCCCCCGGCGTCATGGAGACCACCATGCCGCGAATCAAAGGCCAAACCCTTCCCCTCGTCGACGTCGAGCGTCGCGACACCCTCTCACTTCGCACCATCACGCGATACGACCGGAACGCACGCCGTCCGTCGACACCGATCCTGATCGGCAAGTACGTGGTCGGACGCCGCCCGCTGGCGGACAGCGTGCATACGGAGTATTTGATCCTCGACGGCACTGAGATCGCCGGCAAGCAAATCTCGATTCCAGACGAAGGCAACTGCGCAGACGCAATCAAGCGCCTGCGCGACGCTAAGCGCGCAGCTGATGTCGAGGCGTCGAAGGCGATCAATAGAGCGAAGAAGCGTGGCAAGACGGGGACGGCAGCAACGCAGGAGGTTGCGTAATGGACGACCGGACGCAACAGCTCGACCTCACCGCACCGATCCCGACCGGAAACATTAAGGCCGCAGCCGCAGCGGCCGGCGCAACATCAGCGGACCTATGGATGGTCCCCTACGAACAGCTTCGCTACGACCCGTCCGACAATATCCGACCGGTTGATCCCGAATGGGTGACGCACCTCACCGCCCTCATCGTGGCGAACGGGTATGACAAAGGTTCACCCCTCCACTGCTATGCGCGAAAGGTCGACGGGAAGGATCTGCTGTACGTGTACAAGGGGCAGCACCGCTACCTCGCTGCCGGCAAGGCGATCGAAGCTGGCAAGGACATCGGGAAGATCCCGGTCGTCGTCCGCGACGCCAAGACAGTCAACCGCGCCGAAATGGTGATCGACGGCTATCTCAGCAACGACAGCAAGCGATCGTCGCCGCTCGAACTGGCTGGCGTTGTTGCCGAGCTACGCGACATTCATGGCATGACGCTCGCAGCTATCTGCGAGCGCCTTAATGTCACTGACCAAACGATCCGCGACGTCGGTCTACTCGAACGCGCCCCGCTCGAACTGCATCGCATGGTTCGTGACGGCGCAGTCGCCGGCACGCTCGCGATCGAGCAGATCCGCGAACACGGGGCAGATAAAGCGCTCGAGCGGCTGCAGAAAGGCGCAACGAAGGCAGCAGCGTCTGGCAAGGCGCGCGTGACGAAGAAGCATCTCGACGCGGCACCCACGCAGTCTCCGACCGCGGACGCAGCAGTCGAGACACACGGGCCCGCGCAAACGCCCGCCCGGACGACTGCGTCCGCCAAGATCAGCGAGAAGCAGTCAAAGCAACTTTTGCAAGCCCTGCAGGCTGTACTCCATGACAAGAACTTCGGCCGACTGGCAAAGCCGACGATCGAAGCAGTTCATACCGCGCTAATGCCGCTCGCCGATCTGCTCGACCACCCCTCAACTACAAAGGTATGGCCGGTGTCCGCGCCGGATGCAAACGGCTGCTGCGAGCCTATCGATACGCTATGCGGACCTGAGCGAACCGGGAGAATCAAAGGCCCGCTCGCCTACATCCGCGTCGCACAACCTACGCCCGGCGCGTGGATTTACGCGATCGAATACAACACGGGGACCAGCTTCGCGAGCGACCCGCTGAAGGTATCACCCCAGACGCGCGCGGTATGGACGCGCGTTCAAGCGATTCGTTCCGGCGCAGCGCGGCTCATCGAGACGATCAAATCGCCTGTCCACGGGCGAACAAAGGCCGAGCAAGCGTCATTCAAGCGCATTCTCGAATGGGCGCACGAGATCATCGACATGCCCGACCCCGACATGACTGCTGAATTCTCAGCTGCGACCGCCAAGGGTGAACGCCCCAATTTGTCGGATGTCCTGACGGCCATCGGGCATAAGCAACGGATCGCGTCGAATCGGGCGCTGCTCGACGCCGCATTCCCGACTTACAAGGCGAAGCTCGCTCTCGGCCCAGCGGCCGCATGGCCGTTCCCGACCGGAGCCGCAAATTGACCCCGCGCCCGGCCCTTTCTACCCCACGTCCGCTGCCGCGAAAGCGGGAACACGCGGAGAAGCGCCCAGCTATCGCACTGGCGAGCGTCAACGGTACTTCAACGCAGTCGGACTGCAGCGGGCTGACGCCCGCAAAAGCGATCCAGAAGGACGAAGCCTTGGCGGAGACCCGCCAAGGCACGCTCACGCGCCTCGACGCCCTTCGCAACGAAATCCGCGCGTTGATCACCGAGATCTCGCACGCGGCCGACGTCGAGCTGCTGGACCTGATGGCCGACGAGGTCGGATCGTTCACTCGCCATAAAGCCGCTCAGGACGCACGCACCTGGGCCGCAACCGCCGGCATCACGCTGGAAACCGGCCTGATGCAACTTGCGCGCTCTGTGCCTTTTGATCGGTAAGGAAAATTGCAAGTATGACGGTAGCAATGAAACCAATCTACCTTGATATCACGTCAGTTTCTGCCGCGATCTCACTGTCACCCGCAGTGATTCACAAGCTAGTGCGTCAGGAGCAGTTCCCGAGACCACGCGCACTTTCTGGTCGACGAGTTGGATGGCTCACGCGCGAAATCGAAGCATGGGCCGAAGCACGAACCGTGTCGGAATTTTTGCCCCCTGCCAATTGCGGGACCGGTCGCGGCAGGGTGAGAAACGATGAGGGTTAGTAACTACCCAAGCACTTCAAGCATCTGCACTCAATTTCACGAGCACAGATGCTTGAGCGCAGTATGGCAAAGGAACTAATCGAGAGGCCGGTTGCTCAATTGGCGTTCATCACCCTGATCAGATTGGAATTGAACTCTTCGACAGTTAAATTCGCGTACATGAAATTATTGAACAAGACATCAAATTGATCACGCACCTTATCACCGAGGAGCGCACTCATATCGAGGGCCCCGTCCAATGTATTAAACAAATTTTGCAACTCGGGAGTCAGATCACTGTATTTTTGAGACATGGCGAATCACCCTTTCTGACAAAATCCTCACGCTCGCATCCGTTCCATACGGAACCGTACAAGCCACGCGAATAATTCAACCCTGATCAATGTGGTAATCGACGGTCGCATTAGACCCACCCCCTCCGGAATGGCCTACGTTAAACCCACCCGAGTCGCAACGTATCGAATAATAATTTTCACCGTTATACGGATCCGACCAATAGACGTCAACGTTCACCGTTCCTTGATCGACGAATTGATACCGGAGACTGCCGTCTGTGCCCTGGGCAATTTTATCGGAATCACTCTCCCATTGCCCGACATCGCCGGGTGAAATCTGGTCAGGAGGTGACGTTATCCATTTACCACGATTCAACTGAATCGATGACTTATCCAGCGTCAATACGAATTTCGTGTTGTTCGTCAACTTCGCAACAACGCTACGTGCAGCATCAGTCATTTTAGTCACCCCGCGATCAAAGTAGCCACATCAATCCGTTGCATCGTCACGCACTAAAATTAGGAGAAAAAAGTCTGACAATAAAGCTGTCATTCTTGACAGCTCAAATAAGTCAGAAATGCGACAACGCCCCTCCCCGTCGCACACCAAGTGCAGCCCATTGAGACACTGGCCCCGCACCGGAGCACCGGGTGCGACAACGAGTCGACCGTTTGTGCAGCGCCCTTAGATCTCTATGGGGGAACCACTCTTGCATGCGTTCAAAGCTGCTTCTAGCGTGACGCTGTGAGCGCGCGTGGCGCGAGCGATTGCGAGTCGACTACGGCCAAGTCTTCCAGCCTCGAACTCAGTTTTGCCAGCCAATACCGACGCTCCTCGTCGTATCGGTGCCGGTTATAAACGCCGCCAACCCCGGGCAACATGTGCCCAATGATTGCCTCGCCGACCTCGTACGGGCAACCGAGCGCGGCCAGCATGGTTCGCACCGTCCGCCGCAGGTCATGAGGTGCCCAATGAGTGACAGGCAGCCGGGGCCGAGCTTGCGCCGGCCGCGTCTCACTGTACGGCATGTGGAAGTGAACGGCCTGACCGAACACCTTCTGCTGCATCGGGCCACCTCTCTCGGCCGGAAATAACCATCCTTTCCCATAACGCGCGAGCCGGCGACGCACGATTGCCTCGGCGCGGCCGATCAGCGGCACCCGAAGATCCGTTGCATTTGCATGTCGCGCGTTCTTCGTCTTCGCCTTGGGGATGGTCCACCATAGTCCGTCCGACTCCTCCGAGATCTCGGCACCCTCCATCGTGCCGATCTCTACGCCGCGCGTTCCGGTCCACACGTAAAGCGTCAATGCGTCTTCAACATTGCGACTGAAGTTCGGCAGCCAGTTGATTACCGCGCCCACCTCCGCCTCGTTCAGGAACCGCTTCACGGTCCCGACCGGCTGCCCCTGAATACGCTTGCCTTGGCTTCTCAGTCTGCCCCGCATGATCTGGCGCCACCAATTCGGCGTTGACTCCGGAATCTTGCCGGCGTCCAGCGCGTAGTCCCATGCAGCGGCCAGCTCGAGGCGCAACTTGGACGCCTGCACCGGAACATGGCGGAATGACTCAATTTTCGCGAACGCGCGCTCGCGAGTCAGCTGAGCAGCCGGCAAGTCGGCTATGTCGCCGATCATAGTTCTGAACATCCGAGCCACTTCAGCGGCTCCTTTCGTCTTGCGATTGGTCTCAACGTGACCTTTCAGATATGCGTCGCATATCTCGCGCACGGCCGGTGAACCCCCTTGCTGTACCATTACGCCGACAGAGTCATGTGCCTGCCGCTTCGCCAGCGCCGGATCGTTGCCCGCGTTGCGCTCGTCTCTCAAGCGCTCCCATTCAACGGCCGCCGCAGCTATCGATAGCGCAGGCCACTCGCCAATTTTGATTTGTCGCAT